TCGGTTTCGATTGTAAGCGTGGTTGCACCGTTGACTTCAATATCAAATTCAAGACTACCAGCTGCAACAGCGGCACTTAATTGAATTGCATAACCTACGATTGAACCATTTAAGGGCATCGCGTAAGTTGCTGTTAAACCACCTGCGATTGCTGTATCAGCATCTGTTTGTGTAGCTTGCATATTCGCCTGTTCAAACACAAACGGAATAATGGGGCTAGTTGTACCTGCACGGTTTTGTAATTTACTCATGGGTTTCCTCATGTAAAAGGGCGGATTATACCGCCCTGATAATTAACTAGTTGAAACTATACGCCGATGTTGTACAGGACGGAAACACTATCGTTGTCTTGACCAACGAAGGCAAGACGCAATGTGCTTGTAAGTGTCCAAACGTCCAATGCTGCACGGTATTCAAGCGTTGTGGTAACACGACGACGATACCCTACATACCATGACGGACGGTGTACAATCGCAAGACGACCACGCTCAACGACATTACCGCCGTTTGTGATTTTACCGTCGCTGTCTGCGAGTGCGATTTCATTTGATACGAATACCGGAATGCCGTCAATAATACCGATTTGACCGGTCATATTAGTGGCGCGTGTGCCTGCCTTATCCATTGTGATAAATTCATCCATATTCAGGAGTTTAGCTTCAACTTCTGGATGAACGATGATTGCGAGGTTAGATACCGATTGCTTGCTACGATCAAGTTTAAAGCGAACGTTACGAATCGCTGCAAGTGTTGGGTTCGTACCACTCGCGTCTACCGCGTTTGTGGTTGCGGTTACAATTGCATTTTTGAGCAAACCGTTAAACACTAGATATTTAGCAGTTGCAGCAGGAGTACCACCGTCATCGTTAATATTCAATGATGTTGCGGTATCACCATTAGCAAGGACGTTATCAATCGCGTCTAACATTGCACGCTCAGCTTGGGCACGGTACATTGGAATCGCATCACTAACTGAATCTTCTGCTAATTCGCCACTGATGAATGTCAATAATCCGAGTTTAGCAGCCGTCATAGTGACATTGGTAGTTGCGATTTTGCTATCTGGAATAGGTGAAGCGGTCAAGTCAAGTGTATTTTGGTCAGCTGTTTCAGCTACTTTGTAGACGGTAGGGTCACTTGATTCAATCGGCAAAATGTACGGATTCGTCGGCATATCAATGACGTTGAACAATGGCAAAATTACATTGTCACGACGCGCTTTACGCCAAATTTCATCACGCCAAGCGGTTGGTACATGTTCGTCACCGTAACCCGCTTGAGTGCTGTACATAACTTCATCGGCTTTAATTGCATTAACCGATTTAATCACGCCGGGAGTCAATTCGATTTCGCCATTATTATGAGCTTTGGTAGCTTTATCAGCAAATTCACGATAGAATTTATCATCCATCTCGAATGGTAAGCTCGCACTCTTACGGGTTAAGTGCTGTTGAAGATCAGCTGCAAAGCTAAAATCTTCAGGAGTCCAATTTGAGAACTTACTAGAGATTTCAATACGTGGAGCTGAATGGCTACCTGAACCAGCTTTAGATTTACCGCGTACTTTTTCAAAAGCGCCGTTAAACGCCTTATCAAGCTGTGCATCGGTCTTAGCTTTAGCTTGTAGACGTGAATCGATGATAGCAGGTAATTTATCGATGAGTGCCGTCAAGGCTTTTGCTTGAACGTCCTCTTCATCGGTAGCTTGCATTTTTCCAGCTTCACTAACGAGTTCGACTTCAATTTCTTGCATATCAGCTTCGCTCATATTGTCCATTTCAGCTTTGACGCGTTCGACGACCATATTCACGATTTGTGCAATTTCATCTTCTGTCAACATTTTGACATTTTTTTCTGTAGGCATGGTTTGAGATTCCTCATTATTAGAGTGATTAATTGAATTACGTTTAACCCCGTCGGGTAAATCCTCAGAATCGTTTGTTGGAATCTCAGGCACTTTATGCCCATCGGCATCTTCTACCCCTATATCATCAAACGAGTCTAATATTGATTTCGTCGAATATATTTTAGTGCGGTTTGGATCGGCAGGTGTATGCGTTGCGCTACCTTCAAAGATTGCCCACTTTTTGATATGACCATCTTCATCTATCTCTGCCGTGTTTGGGTTCGCACCACTAGAGAAGGCTATTTTCCCCTCATTCACCCAACCTTTAATAAACTCTACCGCTTTTTGATAGTCGTCAATCGATACTGGCGCTTGTTTATCTTGATACCACTGATTGACGAATTTTTCATATTGATCTCGCTCACGTATAAGCGCCTCTACCCATAACCCGTGATTATCAACTTCAGCTTTGACAAATTCACCAATAGGAATATCACGAAGTCGTTTATCAAGCCCGTGATGGAATAATAACGGTAAACCAACGATATTATGAGGAGTGGATAAATCCGTATCTTGAGTAAAATATTCGTTGTCAAGATCGCGATTATCAGTATCTGTGAAGTTAACTAGATACCCGCCGATGCGATTATCTCCCAGTGATTTAATATTGCTACCATAGCAATATTTTAATGATTTTGTATTCTCATTTTCCATAATTGCAACCATATGATTATTTGCCGATTGTCGTGTATCGTGACATCCACCTTTGATTAAGTCGCCGGTTTCGATGTTTTGTATACAATAGAGATTTTCACGTTTAATAATGTGATAGGGCATATTTTGACCTTAAAACACAAAAGCCCTGCGGGTTCAGGGCTTTGTGCTAACGGAGAGTTTTGTATATGACTACAATCTAATTGTAGCACAATTCGTTATTCTGTCAAACGATTCTATTATTGGCTACTGATTTCGATTACGTCACCGATAACAAGATAGCCGTTGTCATCGTCAATCATAACCCAGTTATATGTGTCGGGTTGTAGGCTATAGTCATCGTCGTCGTTTTTATAATCAAAATTACGTGACGCGTATACCCGTAATTCATCGTGAATAATTTCAGTCTCAAATATCCATTGAGGCGTATTGTTGGTATTGAATACGACATTAAAATATTCAATCGCGTCGGGTTCGCTCATGGTTACAGGGTCATGTCCGTCTAAAGTGATGGTTACTTCGATGGTTTCCTGCTGCGGATGTAATTCGTTGTACAGGGCTTGCGCTTTTTCTTGAGCTTCGATCAAATGCCAACCTAATTCATTAATATGTTCCTGTTTGTTTTGTTCGCAGGCATAATCGTAAGCGAATTTCAATACAATGTAACCCTTACGTGCGCGAGAGCTAATTGACTCTTCAAACTTCGTTGCTGTATCTTTTACCGCGTAAACTAATTCATCGTTATCATACACGAAGGCGTATGCCGTGCCGTCGCTCTTTGCGGTTGTTTTGACTGTAATTGTGTCTAATTGTTCGTGTGCGTTTGTCATGATATTATCTCCGTTTGATTAATTAACTATGATTACAGTATGCAGAATATATTATAGTATGTCAAGCATATTCTGTAACTTGTTTTGTATTTTGATACTCTCTAATCTAGTGTTCTACTTGTTCTATAGATTTGGCAGTTTACCACGCGCCCGTGCGTTCACTCGTACTAAGTTGCACTTACAATTAAACCCTTTACATTCAAGAATGTCGGACTGGGGTAAAATACCCTTACTATAGTATGTTTTCATACGGTGACGTTGACCGTTCAGCTTCAAGCAGTCTTTACAATGTTCAGTCGCGCCATAAACCCATTCGTATATTCCGTTTTTATCGGCACTCGCTTTACCTGCATCATACATAGGGGAGATGCTTTTGTTATACCACATAGCCGGCTTATTCAACGTCTGATTATCAGTTAGCCCACTATCATAAATTTTATCAGATAGGTTGTTGACATATTGACGCTGTGCGATGATATGCCGTTCGATCTCTACACGCTCATCGTCGTCGGGTTCACTGAATACACCACCGTCGCGTAATCCATCAATATAGGCTAATACGGCATAGGCGCGTATCGCTTGCATCATGCCTAATCTAAAATTGCGCTTATCAATATCGTTGTTCAGTGCCTTGAATAGCAAATCTTCAACTTGCATTTCGTAATCAATACGCGTGGATTGTATTGATTTTTGCCATTCCCTGACGGTATCTAATTGTGTATTGATTGCGTCTAAAATTGCGCCGGTGTCATTATATTGAAGTATCTCATCAGCTATATCGCCAGCGGTATATTCCGGCACGAATGCGCTTTTAAGATGTTTGTCAGACTTAACATATTTTAACCAAGTTTTCAACTCGCTAAAAATGTTGTCAAGCGTCGCAGGGTTGGTATAGAATCGCTTACTATAATCATCAAATGTCATAGTATCATCAATAGCATGGTGACTATGGTCATGGTCTATTGTGCAGCTACTTTTTTGAGCATCGGCAGTTTCCATTTGATTGCGTCGCGCTGTTGCCCACGAGTAACCCTCATCACCACCCCATAGCAACCATGCAATATACCCGTTAGATGGATCGTTTGGGTTCGACCACCCGTCGCGCTTGTCAACTTCATGACGACTAAAATAGCTGTACATTCTCAAAACCGTATCAGGTGACAATTCGCGTCGGTTCGATATATCACGCGCACGTGCGATTCCCACTTCAGTTCCACCACGTCCGAACTCACGACGTAATTCTAGCCCGCGCTTGGCATTTTCTACCATTGAGTCGGTTGGTGTAAAATTGATATGTTGATATTTTTCAGGAACTTTGAAACTAGATAATGATTTGATAGTATCTTCTGGAATTTGTTCAGGTTGTGCCGGTTGCATCCCGAATTTGTATTGCCATAGATTAGGGATTTCGCTCAATGGGACAGGTACACCATCAATAATATAATAATCGTCTAGCCCTTCAATTGGGCTTTTACCATTCGCTAACCGATACTCATTAATCGATAGTGTGCTATTCTGTAATTGCGTCGTATTCATATCGAGTGTAATTGTATCTTGTTCAGTGATTAACTGATAATCGCTATAATCAAACTCGAATCGATATTCTCTATTCCCTGTTAAAAATGGGAGTATCTGTATATTGATGAGAGCTTCAATTTGTGACAATACAGGTTTAAGGCGTTTGTTGATAAATTGCGCTTCAATTTGTGGTAGGTCGTCTTTGTATGACGTGCTATCTGTTGAACCCACAAGCGCAGGGTTAATACCAAACGCGCCTAGAATCTTCGTGTCAATATCTTTAGCAACATCGCTATATTTATCAACATCAGGCAACGGCAACGATTGTAAATCAACAGGTGTATTCAGGATTAACGGGCGGAATGCGTTTGCGACTCCCTTGTGCCAATCGCTGATAATTTTCTTGAGCGTTTCAGTTTGTTCACGGTTTAATGTACCGTTTAGCCCGGTGCTATCGGATCTTGGACTGCCGATTATGCCGATGGTGGCATTGTTACGAAAAAATGCACGAAGGAATCGGTCAAGATTGTTTTCTATCTCAACTTTAGCGAGTGCCGATTGTAAAACGGACGTGCCGATTAAATCATCAAACGGGTTGAATCCATGTTCATATGCAATTTCATCAGGTTTGAATATCGCGCTTTGTGTATCCCATGAATAACTAAATGAGTGAATTTCACCACCGATATAATTAATGTCAATACCTAGTGAATTGAGTACTCGAAACCCTGACGGTAAACGAAAGACATTTTTAATCTTCTCAACGAAAACGGCATCGTACAAAATCAAATTATACATCATTGCAGTTGTGGGATTCATGCCGTATGTTTTCCGATGGTCATATACATCAGCATACCAGATAGCATGAGGAATTACGTCATCGCTACGTGCGATAATTTCATCATCACTAGTATCTCCAGTGGTATTACGTATAATTTGCGTCGGGATTGATTGTGTGCTGATTGCATAGTAGTCGACGGCTTGACGTACTGCCAACACGCTTAAATAGGCTTGAGCGTAACCGAACTTATTATCAGCTATGTTGTTACCAGAATACGTTAATCCTGATGTATATGGGTTGTAAATATCCCAAGTGCTTTTTTGTGCGACATTTACAGGGTTTAAAAATGCTTTGAGTCTATCGGTTATTGTTGGCATTAAATCGCCTCTATTGAGATACTACCACGCATAAGATTCAAATAAGCTAGTGCAAGTGCCATAACACAATCATCATGTACGCCGTTCGCACCTTCATATTGCCAATGCCCTGACGGCGTTTGCTTGCTAATAAAGTTTCGTAATTCATGTTTTAATTCAGGAATATCTTGTAATAATAAATTGTTATCATGCAATGCGGTATAAAGTGACTGAATTAATTGTGGTTTGTTTTGTGCCGATGTATAGAATGGGGTAACGTGAATGCCGTCAGCTTGTAACGCTTCGATATTCGGACTACCGATGCTATTGTATTCTGCTAATATATTGCAATTATTCCAATAGTTGGCGCGTTGCTTGATATGACTACGTATATCAAACCATGATAATTGATTGACGCGTAGCATATCGACCATCTGCAACGTATCGGCATCTAGTACGATCATGACAGTATAATCATTGTCCTGCCCAAAGTCTAATCCTGCTATATACCGCTTATTAGGTTGTGGCTTAATATTTATTTGCGCGATATATACATGCTCAATATCACCGAAAAATGAATTACCGCTGGTAAGGAAACAGCTTAAAATATCCTCAGGATATTCTTGCTTAAATTTATGAGGAAGTTCCTTGATCTTATACCGCCGCCATTTAATTTGTTCAGGTGTTAAATTGTAGCGTTCTGCTAGATATTGTTCCTCATCGGTATAGGTTAACGACTCACCATCTAATAATGGGATGTTGTATTCATCATTCCACCACCACTCATAAAAATGGAGTTTCCATACGCTATTATTATCAAGTGCTTGCATACACGCTTCATAAAACCAACCGGACGCGCCGTTTGGTGTAGATTCTAAAACGATATTTCCGTCAAGTGGCACGGCTTGCATAATACCTGCCATATTATCATCGGCGTTCTGCCAAAATGCGACTTCACTACCATGTACATCTGATAATGTACCACCACGACCACCGGCACTACTTCCTGCCGTTTGGATAATGACTTCACTACCTGTATTGCTGTAAATCGTAGTTGTAGCATTATCCATACTTCTATTAGGACGCACGGAGTCGGGTAAATTTTCCCAGAATCGTCTACTCATACGACGTAATAAATTAGTAGTATTTTGATCGTGTGCCAACGTCGCTAGTCGTGCGGTTTGCGTCATCGCTTTAGTCTCATGTGTCGCACGTATAACCGTACTAAATCCAAGCTGACGCGCTTTTACAATAATATCACGCCCGGTTAGATTGTCGATTAAATGTTGTTGAGCTTTATTAAGTGTGAACGGTACGAGCCGATTACGTTTGTCGAGTATTTTGAGATGCTTTTGAATTGTATCAGGTTGCGATTGACGTTTTTGAGCGTGTCGTCTAGCGAGTTCTAATTTGAATTGTGACATTATTCGATAGGTACGCCTGCTTGCCTAAATAGCTGTTGAGCTAAGTTCTCGTCATCGAATGCAAACATAAAATCATTATAACTGATTTCACCACGTTTGATTGACTCAATCGCTTCGTCTTGCCACGTTGTTATTCTTAGATTAGTGTTATTTTGTTCAAGCCCTGTGATCTTATCAATTCTAGCCTGTGCTTGTATGCAAGTTTTATAATCCTGAACTTTTAATGCACGTTGGAATAATAATTCGTAGCGTTGAATAGCATTACCTAATTCAGTATCACGGGCTATCTGCGTTCGCTCATTAAAGTACTCTCTCGCGCGTGCGATATATATATCAATAGTA